GCACGGAACCGGGGGCGGGCAAACTTTGCCCCGCCCCCGGTTTCACGCTATGCCTATTCCTTGACTTTCAAACCGCGGAGGGCGGTTTTGCTCATCACCTTGGCGCCGTTCCTCCACCAGAAATAGAGCCCCTCCTGACCGGTGGGCCGGCCGTTTTCTCCGGGGATGTTGTCAACCGGCTTGGCGATCGTCCCGATCCGGTCAGCGATGACGTAGTAGCTGAAGTCACCGAAGAACAGAATCGTTTTGAGTTTCGTCAACCCCGACTCCATCGTGGACAGCGCGTTGGTCGGGTAGTCCAGGAGCCGCTGAGCGACGTTGCCCTGAACCGTGTTGCCGTCGATCCCACCCCGCAGGTTGTCGACGAACAGGCTTGCTCCGCCTGCGGTGTCAAACTGACGGACGCGGTTGTACTGAGCCCGGTGGCCGAGGAACTGGGCCTCGCCTCGGAATTCATCCGGCACGGCCTGTTCGAGCGCGTAGACATCGCCGACCGCGAATGCTTCTTTCGTGATCGTTTCGATCAGTTCAGTCGCACCGGTGGCGAGGCCGAACGGCTCTTTTTCGCCCGTGCCGGAGTGGAATTTCGTCGCCTCCAGCGTGTCCTTGGCCTTCTGGACCATCTTCGCCAGTTCCGGCGCGATCGAGCCGAAGTCCTGACCGTACTCGTACGTCCACTGGGCGAAGGCATCCGCCGCGTGGCAGTCGATTTCGGGCTGGGCGAATTTCGGCGAGTCGTCCGTGGTCTCGTCACCTTCCGCTTCACGATAGGCAGCGGTCATCCCGCCGGACGTGACGCCTTTCCACTTGTCGGTCGTGGTCTGCTTGACCTCGGCCATCGCACGGATCGGGTTGGTCACACCACTTGAGGTCGGGATGACCGTCGGGTCCAGCGTGTACGGCAGCAGGAACCCACCCGTTTCGCCGGTCAGATCCAGCGCACGCTGCTCCTCCTGGCTGAGGCTCCTGCCTGAGATGCCCTTGACGAAGGCACGGCGGTAGGCCGGGCTTCCGGTCGCGATTAGATGGCGAGAGAACTCCCCGCGCTCACCGTCGAGGCTGATTTGCAGCCGCTCCAGATGCGCCCGAGCCTCATCTTTGTCGGCCTTCTCGTGGGAGGGAGTCGTCCGCTCGATGACGCGCTGGCCGGCATCCCGGAGCAGGCGACCTTCCTCCTGCGGGCTGGATGCCTTCCTGCGGATCTCGCCTAGATCCCAGACATCCTCACCACGGGCCACGCCCGGGCGAGCAATCTGGAACGAAGCACCTTTCTCAGTGTTGCGGCCCGACTCGAACAGCTCGCCTACGCGAGCTTCACGAGCCTCACACTGGGAGATGGTTTTCTCCAGCTCATCGACCTGCTCGTTGAGCCGGTTCCACTCCTCACCTTCGGTGGAAGTCGGGTCGAGGTATTTGCCGGCGTGCTCGGCGTCGATCTCTCGAACGCGCCCGCGCGCCTCTTCGAGCTGCGAGCGCAGCTCTTTTACTTTGTCACTCATGTGACCCTCCTATTTAGAGACGCCAAGAAGGCGTCGTGGACGCGCCGTACAGGCGCTCTTTGTCGCGGCGTCCACGGTCAGGGTGAGGCTCAGCCTCGGCGCTTCCCTGTGGAGGTGCGTCCTGCGTATCGCTACCCGTGTCATCTGACCCGGGGGCGGTCTCGTCTCCCTCGGTCTGCTCGACCTCGGGCTCTACGGTCTCCTCCGTGGTGACCTCTTTGGTCTCCTCGGCCTCGCCCGTTGAAGTAGTTGGAGTCTCGGCGGAATCGCTGCGGGTGGCGAAGCTGGCTGCAAGGTTGTGAGCCCGCCCGTGGTCCTCTTTCGCCATCCGCTCGAGGGCTGCCTGCACGACCAGTTCACTGGCCTCCAGCGAGCGCAGCCCGGCGCTCGCACCATCGTAAGCAGGAAAGGTGACGGGGCCGAACTCCACGACGTGGGCCTCCTTCACGATCCGCTCGGGCAGGCCCTGCGGGTTGTAATCGCTGGGCTCGGGCTCTTCGTCGATCTCCTCGCGTATGACGCGGAAGCGAAACGACGCCCCATACAATTCGGCTTCTAGACCGGGCAGCAAATCCTGGCGGACGTAGGGTGCGTCGAGCAGCGGAACCTCATACCAGGCCCCGGTGACTCCGTCGACATGCTCCCCCTCGGAGTCTTCTTCCAGGGTCCGAATCGGCCCCAGCGGCTTATCTCCAATCATGTAGTCGTAGCCGTGCTGGAACAGCACTTTCATGTTGTCGCCGTTGTCGCGGATCGTCTTTTTGAAAGACGAGGGCGCGAACATCTCCAGGAAGTTCCCCTCCCAAGAGTTGATCTCCGTCCACTGGTTGAAGACCGCGAAGTGCCCGGCCATCACCGGGCCATCGGAATCTCCTCCTTCGTCATCGCCGGCCGCACGCAGCGCAATGCCGGAGACCTTCCCTCGCAGGAGGTTCTCCCGCGGTAGCTCAATCGTGCTCTTAGCCATGCGTGTATTTCCTCCTTGGAGGGGTCGGTGAAAAGGGCGCAGCAGGCCGACCCTGCTGCGCGAGTTGGAAACTGCGCGCGGCTACTCGCCGCTGGGAAGTGCTGGGAGATTTGGGGGGTCTATTTTGGTCCCCGGTGGTTGAAGCTGAACACTAAATAGACCTGTATGGACCAGACGGTTCAAGTCGCCCGACTCGACAGCCGCAACGGCCGACTCAGGAGTGAAGCCCGCATCGACGTACTGGCGGATGGTGATCGCTTCTTTGTGTTGGATTTCAGCTTCGTCCTTGAGATCCTCTTGGAGGAAGCTGATATCGCGCTCATCGAACCAAAGTTCGGCACCACCTGGCACGTCGATGATCGCGGAGAAGGAACCCGCCATGTTGCGCCAGAGCGGGCGAAACGTCACGTCGGCGTCACGTCTACGCGCCTGCCCATAGTTGGCCAGGGTTGCGGCTTCCATGCCTTCGGAAAGCCCCACGATGATTCCCGAGATGCCAGAGGCCACGGCGATGCGGTTCTCCCCCGCTGCCTGGACTTTCTTGAAGTCCACCTCTTTCATGTCATTCCCGATCTTCTCCGCACTGGCCCCGGAGGCCAGGATGAGAGTCCGGAAGGCGTTTGCCGCGCCCGCGTGGTTCTCCTCGAACGCATCGAGCCATTTCTTCAGCTCGTCAGGGTTCATGTCTTTGTCGAAGGAGACGACTAGATTTGGGCTCGCGCCGTTTTCGAAATAGCTGAGCTTGTGCGTCGTCGCGGCCTTATCCCCCATGATCTCCCGAATCACCGGGGTCAGCCAGGACATGCCACGAAAGCTCGCGAGGGGGTCGGGGATCGGGGCGAAATGCACTACCTCGTCGCGTTCGAGGAACTGAGGTTTCTCGCCGCCGGCCTTGCCGCCGGCCTGATACATGTAGCCGATCACCTCAGTGTCGAGGTCCCAAGCTCCGATGTCTCGCTTGGGTTCGGAGTAGCTCCCCAGCATGATCGTCACCCAGTCTGCGCGGAGACGGACGATGCGTTTTTCTTTTCCTTTGCCCCTGGTGGTGGCGAAGAAGTTGCCCGCAAGGTCCGCGTCCTGCATGGCCCGCGAGAGGAGATCGCCGGTCGTCGCGCCAGGCCAAGGCTTCTCCAGCAGGGAGAGGGCATCCGTTCCGAACAGCTCCCCCGGGCGCCCGTCTTTCAGCCGGCGAAACCGGAACCGCGCCTCGGAGAACAGCATCATCCGAACCAACATGCAGGCGAAGACGATCCCGTTCTGCCGGTAGGCGTGTTCGACGTAGCCCTGGAAGCTGGGGGGTATCTCTTCCTCTTTGGAGCCCAGCAGAGTCGGCGGCATCTGGGGCCGCAACCCGTTCAACCCACCTAGCTGCGTCAGCAGTTCAGAGAGCGAGATCGAGCCCGAGCGGGTCTCCCCTTGGGAGCTGAGTGCCCTGACGAGCTTCACGCCAACGCCGCCTCAGACTCATTGGTCGGGTGCGCCTCGACCACGGAGAGGTCGGTGGCCTCGTCGCAGACCAGGATCTCGTTGTCGGGGAAGCGTGGCTTGAGCTGACCCTTGATCGCCTCGGCGGTATCCGCAGTTAGCGCCTTCACCTTCACCACCAGCTTGTCGCCGGGGTTCAGGGAAAGACGGGAGACCTCGCTGACCAGGGCGTCACGGTGGATGCGCTTCGCGGCTTGCTTGCCGTCCTCGAAGCCCTGCGGGGCCCCATGCACAAGCGCATCCCGAAAGCCCTCCCAGTACAGGCGCTCTTTGCGGCGTTGGCGTCGACCGAACATCAGCTCTCCCGCTTCTTCTCGATGATCTTGAAGGGCGGGGCGACCGCCGCGTTGAAGTACGCCGCCGCCTCAAGGGCTAGTTTCACTCGTGCCTTGGGCTTCTGCGCCGTCGAGGAGTAGAGCGAACCTACGGCGTTCTCTCCGCCAGAGCCGACAGCGTCGTAGCCATCAACAGTCCGAGCGACCTGAAAGTCGCACTGAACGCAGTAGAGGGTGCCTCGCCATCCGACAAGGAACGTCCCGCCCTTCTCAACTCCGTTTTCGACCTGGGCATAGCCACCGTCCTTGAGCAACTTGCGGACAGCGTCGATGAACTCGGTAGTCATCCACTCGTCGCGTTCCTCTTGGGTCGCATCCTTATCGGGACGACGCGGTGGATCGAGCTTGTAGCGCAAGAGCTGCCCCATCCTGAAGCTCGTGGTGAACCCAAAGATGAACTCGCCGGATTCCCAGACCTTCTCATCGACGCGGATGCCCTGCGAATAGCCCCCGGTTCCAGCCGAGTCACCGCCGATTATCACTCCATCCTCGGTTTCGATGCCGACTATGCAGGTCATCAGCCCTCACCCCTACTCAACAGCCAGGTAATAGCCCTCTCCCAGCGTGCTTCCTTTCGGGTGGTCTCGGGAAGGCCCAACCCGGGGGTTGGCGGGGGCGGCGGAGGTGGAGCGGCGGCGCTCAGATACGGCACGCAGGCTTCGCACGGGCAGTCCGGGTTGTGCTTCGCTTTGCCCTCGTAGTCGATCGGGGCGACGGTCTGGTCAAGGGGGACCAGCCGCGCCAGAGCAGGCGGGTTGACCGGAGTCCGCTCGGCGCTCAGTGCGTCCTCTTGGATGCGGGCCATCAGACACTCCTCTGCATCGGGCTAGGACGGCTAGGCTGCGGGGGAACGCCCTGAACGGTCTGCCCCTCGCCAAAGATCGCTTCCCGTGGAACACGGTGGCGCTCGGCCTCGGCAGCGACGCTGGAGACCTTGCCGGCGTCCACCTCAAGGTCGCCGCCGTACAAGACGCCCTCCGGGTCGTCTCGGTAGTCCCAGACGCCGCCCAGACGCTCGGTCCCGTCGTCCTCGATTACAACCTCCAGCGCCAACCCGAGAGGGTGGAAGAACTGGCGGTTCGCCTCTTGCAGGAAGCCTTGCTCCCTGAAGTCGGCTATGTCGATGCGCTTGACCTCTGACATGCGAACACCTCTCCCGCTCCCGCACTGGAGCGGCCTATCTCAAAGTCAGCGACGGGCGAGTGCGCGCCCGCCGCTTTCCTCGGCGCTATCGCGCCAAGCGTTTTACGAAGGTCAGAAATCCACCCAAAGAGACCCGACCAGAGCCGCACCCAGCACCATCAGGGCAGCAGGCAAGTAGACCATCGCCACGCCAACCGTGAATATGGCGAGGCCCGTGGTGGCGAGGGCTAGAGCGAGGGATTTGGGAGTGAACTTCAGCTTCATGGGGCCTTCCGGGTTGAAGGTTCGGGGTCAGCGCCAGACGATGAGCGGCTCGGACGCCGGAGCTTGCAGCAGTTCCCCCACCGCTGAGGCGTGAACCATCGAAGCGGCGTCCAGCGCGTCCCAGACCCGCCTCTCCTGCTGGCTTTTGTTGCGAGCCGTGGAGGCGCGGTCGAAGCGGATACGCCCGTCCGGCAGCGTCTTGGAGATGGCATTGAGGACGTGCCGTGTGAACTCCGGGTCGCGGGGCTGCTTGATCGCGCCCTCTCGCAGACCCTCGAGGAATCGCTCGGCCGCGGTGGCCTTCAGCGGGTTGCCTTGGCCGTAAGCGACGACTTTGAGGTTCGGGAACTCGTCTTTGAGCCAACCGGCAATGTCCTCGGCGCGGCTTTCGTCCATCACGACGACCTCGACGGGGTTGCGCTCGTTGATCTCACGGAACGCTGCCTTGACCTCCTTCGGGTCAAGGCTCGTG